CTCCTATGAAATTCCACTTGATTTAATAATTGGTAATACTGCATTTGTATCTATAGAAAAATCACTTCCAAGAACATTTGATATCTTCGGAGTCCAATATCTTCCATACAAGTTACGCCCTATTGGTGTCCTAACAACTTGGTGTACATTCCTTGGAGGTGAAATCCTGAATGATTTAGTACTAGTCGTCTTACCTTCTGCTGTCAAGTCAAGTTGTATTTTGCCATCAGTTTTTACCCCCATGTACCAGAAACGAATGTGCTTGTTATTTTGTGAACCTAAGTCAGTAGTAGGCAAAGTAAATGTAGAAGCAATCAGTGCAGTGTTATCAGTACTTCCGCTGGCAAGCTGGAAAAGTCCATCACTCCTTGCACCATACAAGCCACCATTAAACTTAACCATCGAGTTAAATCCATAATTCTGATACTTACTAGATGCTGCTCCACGAAGATTGGTTCTGATGCAAACTGAATCATCAATTGTATTGATAACTGTACTACCTAAAATAACACTTGCACCCCTAGTTCCAGCCTGATAATTGAGTTTGTCCTTAGTAACTACAATCAACTGCCCCTGTGGTGTGCCTATACACAGTCCATCATTGCACGACCATGCTGCACACTCTCCTACATCTGGTGAAAGTCCAAAGTCTGCACCATTGATATATCCTATGGCTTCTGAGTATTCGTGTGCAGGACATTCAAGACGTGGATGCCTGATGAGTTCTTTAATATTTGAGCCCTCAAGAAAATAAGTTCGCTTGCTATCAGATGCCCATACCCCACCATCAATGGGCTTAAACATCTTTACATCACTACCAAACCGCAATCTTGATCGCGCATTATCAAATAAACCATATCCTAATGGCTCAGAATAGTTAACAATGGAACCATTAACTACACACATACTAGTGGCAAACAAAGCAAGACGAGTGCCAAGTGGAGGTGTTCCAAATGTCCTAGTAGTTGGAGGTCCTACATAAGTAGTTGCAACCCAGGTATAAGAAACTCCAGCTACAATGCGACCACTCTGTACACCATTGCTGTAATAAAGGCCAAGCTTAGTCTGACACCAACCCATTCTCAATCCTTGAGTCAATCCAGATCGAACTCCAACCAGAGTATTGTCAGTATTGACTTTGTAAATTGCTGCTTCACTTGCTAGCTCAATAACAACAAAGCAATCAACTCCCTCATAAAATATAGAATGATAACTACCTGTAGCAATTCTGACTTGTCCTAATCTTCTGGATATTCGCCCATTATCATCTATATCTACATCAAGAGCCTCTGCCAATTCGACTATACCAGTTTCAAAGTCAATCTTAAGCCTAGTTGGATCAGCAATATTGTTCCATCCAGTAGTTCCAGAAAACAATTTTATAATCATTTCGTATTGTCCTGAACTATATCAAATTTTGCCTTTTGAACAGTCCTTACATCCGTTCCACTTGTCAATTGAATATCATAAAAATAATTTCCAATAGCCGCAGTATTCACTGAAGTTGGCTTGAATACTACTATCCCAGTTGTTGGGTCTGCATTAATAGTACCAGTCATATCGAATAGTTTGGTAGTAGCATCAGGTGGGTCTTTAATTGTTGTAACAGTCATCTTCAATGTTGCACCATTAAGAGATACAGGAAGAGCTGTATCACTATCAGTAATCGTAAAAGTAAGATCGTATGAATCACCCCTATACATCCTAATATCGTTTTCATTTGCCATATCATTCTCCCTTTGTTGCGATGTATGTAGCTTGACTGAGAGTCGCAACAACTGCACCAGCTGCTATAGCCTCTATTTCAGGTGTATCATGAACAGCAGTAATTTCATTTTGGCTGAAAATTGCTTCTATCTCATTATCTTGCAACGTCCCCATAATTGTCTCACTGTTAAAGATTGCTTCTATTGTCGGAACAAACAGAGTAGCAGTATATACTGTTTCCCCATAAGTGATAGTCATCTCAGGGAAATAGCATTCAATTCTGCTTGCTGAATAACCATCAAGAATCGTGAACAATTCTATCCTTGAAGCATTCATGATAGCAGTATTCGTTGGTACAGCAACAGTAAATGAAGTCTCAACCGTGAATCCCCAACTGACCATTATTGTCGTTGTGTCAGCATCTATTCCCATGCTCTCAGCAATTACTCCAGATGCAGCATTGTATGCTGACACTATCTCTTCAATGGTTGCTATATCTGCCAGAGAAGTATAAAGTCCTCGCCATGCAATAACCTCTTCACTAGGAATTAATGTATCACTAACTGAGGAATCAACTGTCTTATGACTATTCTGTGTTGCTCTAACTATAGCCCATGCATAACCTGTACCATAAACATAGCGACTAGCTATTCGATCATCAGCAATTAACAAACTATCTGTAACTGATCCTCCATAAGATTGTGCTCCAACTGGTGTTTCAGCAATTGCAGCACTGTCAGTCCTATAGGCTTCTTCAGTAGCAGAAGAAACTCCATCATGTGATTCAGTTACCTCTAAAGAATCAGTTCTATCCGCTTCTTCAGCATGAAGACTAGTACTGGTTAAAGTATCAGATGGTGTGAGTGATCCTGAATCAGCAGTTGCTGGTGAAGCAATCCACCCCTCCAGTTTCACTTTGAGGACAACAGCCATCATGGAGATATCTTCTTCTATCCCTCCAGTGCCACCTTCGCCAGCAGTTGCTGTAATGCTGCTCGCACCCCATGGGATGACACCTACCGTTGTGCGAATCGACCAACCATATGAGGTGTTGTAGACTCCCCCGGTGATTATATTTGGCTGCCGGCCTACGTTGTATGAGACTTGCCCGAAGATCCCACCCCCTGGTCCGTACTCAATACCGACGACCATATCCCCTTCATTAAACGAGATATCAGAAAGCGTAAGTTCTTCTATGTACCCATCGGTTATCGGGTCAATCACACTACGGAACGGGTCGCCCGACACATCGACGTTGGTAAACTGGCAGATTTTTATGATGTCATAAATGTCAGCCGCCCCGCCGAAATTAGGATTAGGGAAATTCCAGGCGATGGTCCCCGATGTCGGGTTTTTGACATACGCAACCATGACGTTGTAGCCAACTGCGTTTGTGTTGGCGAGATGTGCAATCGCCACTCCTCCTAATGTCAGGGTATAGTTTCCCTCCTGTATCCACGATGGGGTGCTGAATAAAGTGCTGTAGGTGAAGATCAGTAGATCGGTATCGGGATGGATTGTGACTGATCTGCTCCCCGCCGCTGAGTTGATTTGCACATGCTCCTGATAATCTCGGCTGTCAGAGAACATCATCCCAGTCGGGATATCGACATAGGGTCCGTTGATGTTGCGGACTGTGGTTGTCTCTGTTGCCGTGCCTGGTTTTTCCGCAGTAGATCCCGCCTCAGCGCTTGGCGTGGCCCATTCACCTACTCCCCGGTCGAACCCCTCATTGGTGGCGAAACTGTCTTCCTCATCAGTTGCCTGTCCTGTCTCAGTTATCTCTGCACCAGATGGGATAAGTTCACTGTCAGGGTCTGCACTTGCGGATACACTGTCTACTTGCTCAACGCTCTCAGCGGATACTGCTTGCTCCAAGGCATCCAGCAAGGCTTCTTCTGCCGCCGCTGAATACACATACTGAGTCTGATCCTGCCCGATGCTTGTTTCTGCAATGGTGCCAGCGGATTCGGTCTGAAAGACTCGGTGCAACACTCCCGTAGATGAACGAAGAGCGAATGCGAGAAAACCCGCGTAAGAGATATTGGTGAAGTCAAATGAGGTTGCCGACCCGGCAGGATAGTCGCCTACCATTGTGATGATAAAATACGGATACTCTCCAGTTCCATGTGTCAACCTGAGCAACTGGTTGCCTGTCTCTATGGTGGCTGTCGTGCTTGTGGTAGACACTGCGCCGACTACTAGCCCGCCCTCCATATCAACGATAGCCAGAGATCTGGTGACTGGTGTATCGGAGGCGGTGGCCCACGCATTGAAGTAATGCTGATCGGCAGGCCGATCCTCTTGGTAGACTAGAGGGGCGGTCTGGTGGACGTTTGAGTAAAAGACGAGACTGAAGTAATGGAAATCTGATAGCGGGTAAAAAAAATCCCAACTGAATGCCTGCTCTCCAAGCCTTGGTCCGATTATGCCATATGCAGCTACATCAGAGATATATTCATTATTTCCAAGATGTTCATCCCACTCCTCGCTCCTGGCTAAAAATACGAATGGTTGACCCCCAAGGAAATATTCACCAACCATAAAGTCATCAGTATATGGCGGAACATCATCAACATACGTATCTCTGGACCCATGAAACAGTACACAAAAATCAGCATCATCCGGCACGGTAACAGTGTAAGTCCCAGCATGATCACCAAAAGCATTGTCCTTCGGCGGAAGAGACACGATCCCGACAACTTTAACTTGCCTGAATGGCAGATACTCGTCTGTTGCAGATGCAGAATCAGTCTGCTCCGCATCTATGGGCGCAGTCCCTGTAGAGGATTCTCCCGGTGTTGCCGAATCGGTCTGCTCCGCATTGACCTGCTCGCTACTGCCACCGACAGATGCCTCGCTAGCTGCCGTGGTTTCCGACTGCGACACCCCAAAAACAGTCTGTGACTGTAAGGCAATTGTGATGAACGCCGCCGTGGTAGATACTGCACTGGTTATAAAAGTCGTCCCAATATCTCCAGGAGTGGCTTTTTCGCCGGTACATAATCCCAGGCCGCCGCCCGCCCCTGTGCTAACCGTCTGATCAATCCGCTTGGTAAAACTGGTGAGGTTGGTATTCCAGGAGTAGGTGAGGGAAGTGGTAGAATTGGCATCCTGGTCCTGGGCGATGCAGTTCAGAATGAGGCAGTTTGAAACGGTGGTTGTCACGGCTGGGCAGGACCAGTCAGTAGACGCTGTGGCATTAACTCCGCCAGCAGTTATATTGATCGGGCCGGTCGGGTCAACGCCATTAATATGAAGCATCTGCCCGATAGTGACACTTCCTGAATCAGCAATCTCCGCTGCAGAGGGTGCCCCTGACACTATCCGCCAAAACACCGCAAGCATCACCCCACCGGCTGATCCGGCAGGGCCTGTGCCTTGTGGACTATTAGCTACCTCGGTCCAGCCGTCAGGGGTAGTAATGGCCTGATTCGCCGTCGCTACCAAGAGAACAAGCAGATCACCATCGGTATAACCGGCCCCTGTGGGAATCGGGACTGAAATAGCCCCGCTGCCACTGGTAAACGCACCTGCATTTATGTAATACGGAACAGCCCCCACATCAACCTATTAAGTCAAGGTGGCGGTATAACTGACGTTCAGCGTGTCGCCGTTGGCGAGAACCTTGTCGCCGCCAGTGAATAATCCAGCCGAGAACAAAGTGCCAGTGGTACCAGACTTAGTAGCTACAGAGTTAAGAAAACAACCTTTAATCGTTGTGCCATCACCATTAATTGAAAAAACACAAGCCGCAGAAAGAGCTTTACTTCCAGCTGCTGCTGCACTCCACGCTGTAGTCGGCCGAGCTGCCTGAGAATATTCAACATCCTCAGCCCAACCTCCATGCGAGGCCATCGTATTAGTGACCGCAGCACCAGTTGTATAACTTGTCGATCCGATAAGTCCAATATACCAAGCGGCAGTATAAGATGAACCAGCTAGATACTTATCCAGCATATCATTCTTGCCAGCAGTAGTAACAAGATTATCAAATGCCTCAGTCCACTTGGCCTCCATCGGAACTGCAGCAAAGTCGGAGAGCGTCTTGGCAATATCCATCCTTTGCAAGAATCGTCTGACCTTGCCCATCTGCTTGAAAGAGAGAATCTTATCACAAAGCAACACGTACTGTGCTCGAAATTCTTCAACCGGGCCAATACATTCAACATCATACCTACCAATTGCTTTAGACTGTTCTAGTGCTTCAACACCTCTGCCAATATTCGCACCCTGAACTGAGAGACCATGTGAAAATTCAGTTCTAATTTCTTCCATCACATCACCTCTTCCAATTCAGATTCAAGAAACCAGCGCCTATGAGTTTCTGGCACTCCATCATTATTAACATCCGTGGTCCATTCGAGGCAATGCTCAAGGCATCGCTCCTGCTTGTTGTACTGCACATCAACTACAATTCCTTCAACAGGCGGTTGTTTCAACTTTGCTCTTTTTCCTTCTTCCAATGCCATAGTATACCTCTGTTTTAAATTATTTAAGCATGAATCCACGAGAATAAAATGGAAGTGTTAATTCAAATGTTCTCATTGCTTCAAGAAAAAGCTTTTTAAATTTAATAGTATTTGGTGTTTCACCTTCAAGCCCATCTTCAATATGCTCATAAGCTTTCCAAGCTGCAAAGTTCACCAACAAAGAAATATGTAAATGTGAAGGAATGCCATCAGGAACATCAGCATCAAGAACCATATCAACGGGTTTTCTATAATAATGTAATGTTAATGTCTCAGCACTTGTAGGAATACCTTGATAATATAATTTTCTTCCATGTTCAATAGATTCAGAAATTCTTCCTGACTTATTCAGCAAAGGATAAGTCTCTGTAAATTCAATAAACGAATGTGCTATATCAATCTCACTTCCAGTAGGTGAAACTACTAATTGCAAGTCTCGATGAAAATTAGTTGGCATAGCTACAAAAGCAGCAGTCGTTGAAGTTGTTACAGTACCTATAGTAAATAATTCAGGCAACGGCGGCGTAAGTGCATTCGGTATTGGATTCTCAATTCCATCTAATAACGAAAGCATTCCGCCAGCAATTTCAGAAACTCCTTGATTAATAAAGTCCCCTAAATAATCAGTCAAAGAAGGATCAGCAACAAGAACATCAGCTTTACTTTTTAATTCACTAAAAGTAGTCATAAAATTCCTTAAAGATCATCTGGTGTAATTGGAACAGTTATAAAATTTTCCTCTGGTTCCGGCCTATGTACAGGAACACTTTGCTTCTCGCCTAATGGTTTTGGATCAGTATACTGTGGATGCTTTTCTTCCCAACATGTATCAGCACAAACAAACAACTTATCCCAAGTCATCCGGCATTCAGATGCATAACGCTGAAAGCCACATTGATCGCAAATTACTAAATAATCACCAGGTTTATATGACATTGCTTACCTCTTTATGACAACCACAATCGAATTTCTTTTTCTCGTCGATTAATTAAACCTTGAACTACTTTTCCATTATCATATTTCCATCGACGCAATTGAGTAGGAATAGCAACATAATGCCCTTGATTAAGTAATCGAAGTAAAGTAGAGTTCAGAAAACCATCATCACCTACATTGAAAGTAAAACTTACTAAGGCATTAAATTGATTTTGTGTAAGTATTACCTTAACTCCGCGATTTACTATCTTAACTACAACTCGAATGTCTTGTATGCAAAGAGTTAATATCTGTTCATCAGTTAATCCATGTCTATATTCTACAACAGCTTTACCAATTACGAGCTTTCCTGATCTTCGCTCAGAGAGTGTCAATAAATGGCCAATACCGATAGTAGGTTCTCCACCTGAATCAGGATAAACTTGTTTATGACTTCCCTCAACAAGTTTTAAAAACTCATAAAATTTATCATCAACTTTCATATTCATATTACCGCCTTCCGTGCAAATGCACATTCACCACCGCGTTTCATAAATACTTCGGCAAAGTCATCTAAATCCATTACCCAATAGCCATTACGCAATAAGTTCCAATCCGGCCATGAATTTGGACCACCAATAATTCGTTGATGTAAATTAATGAATGTTCCAGCTGTACAGTGTCCACCAACTACTTCTCCACCAAGAGTACTTAATCCATCTACTTCACGAGGATACATCATACCCTCAGTCCATTCCAGACCAAGTATAGCACTGCCGTAATAGTCGATGCCACGAATTACTTCATCAACAGTCCTTGCTCGACAATATGATTCAATCAATCCTTCTTGCTTTGCAGTCTGCATTACTGCTGCAAGTGATGTACCATAACTAATTGGTTTTGCTCCAGGTCTTTCTGAACCTGGCCACTGATCATTATCTTGACACCGAAAGTAAAACTCAAGAGCCCATTCATCTCCAAGAGTTCTTATCCCAGGCTCATGCTCCATAAAACCAGCAAATCCAAATCCTCCGCAAGCACTCCAATTACCTTGATTAAGTAAAGGCTCTTTAAATTTCTTTACTCGATATTTACTGATCAATTCTCGATATCGCAGGTCAATACCATCATCAATCGGTGGCACAGCAAGAAGATTAGGTGCTGTAGGATCAGCTTGAAAGATCAATCCACAACGAGGATCTTGAGTTTCACTACCATCTTTAAGTATCATCTCAGCTCCCAGTTGTTACTTTTTTAACTGCATCAACAAATTTTGCCCAATAACCATAAACTGTTGTACCTGCTACTCCAGTCAATATCAAGACTAGAACAAATCTTCTAACCACGGTTCTATTATCATCCATCATAACAGTAAACTTTTTATGTGCATCAACCATCGCTTTAAGATCACCAGGTTGAATAGCAGCAAATCGACAATTCGTATCTGTATGTTGTTGCTTATAAACTACAGCTTCAACAATTGCAGTGATTGCTTCAAGATCTTCATTAGTAAGATTATATCTCCGTCTAGATCCTGCTCGGTCCTCATAACTGTGTCCGGCATATATTTCAACTTCTTCAGTCATTATATTGTCCTTTCATCATCTCTATAAAGCATATCTTCATTATCAGGTAACCGAGTATCAAGAATCTTCGCCCAGTGATTATTCCGCGCTGTAGCCAGTCTTCTCAACCTATCTCTTACAATAGAATTCTGCAATGGATCAACATCTTCCTTTCGCTCCTTAGTAAACCAAGAAAAGAACAAGATTCCTATAGTGCTTACTGCCGTAAGATACAGTCCACTAACAAAAATCATGGTCTTTATCTTAGGCCATACTTCCATATCTGAAGCAAGAATAAGTGATACACAGTTCAAGAAGAACCTACCATTAGCCCCCAAAAATGCACTCAAGTTCTTTGCTGAACAGGCCCATTCTACATCATGACAAAGTCCTGCAGGATTAAGCCTAGCCTTACCGAAATGATCAGGAACTATCTTATCTCCCCATCCTTGCCCAGCACCAAGAAATGAAGGCCACTTCTCGGGAGGCAAATCATGAGGCCATAGAGGTTCAAGAAAATCAGGAATAGTAAGATCAGCCCCCCAATAAGAAATCTTAACAAAATTCATTTCTTCCTCCAAACCCAAGGCTGGACTGGAGCAGGACCAGACCACAATCCTACTCGATTACCAGCAGAAATACCTTGAAGCTTTTCCCATGCCTGACAAAATGACTTCTTACAGTATTGCGGATAAACCCAAGCATATCCAGCAAGTAAAAGTTGTTCTTGCACACATTGTGTTCCGAGCATGACCACAGCTACCGACCGGTCGTATGTACGTCCCCCAGTTGGCAACACATCGACAACCTTACCCTTGATCATAACATCTACAAAATCCTTAGCCGCAAGGCCGAAGGCTTGAGACTTCTCTGGAGAATCAATGCCATAGAGCCTGATCGTTGTCAGTCCAATCTCATCAACGACTTTAATCGTATCACCATCAATGACTCTAACTACTGTGGCTGGCTTGGCTTGAGCAATTGAAGCAACAAGTAAGAAGAATAAGATTATAATTTGATACATAATTTTACACCTGTTGGTTGGTAGCGAAACCGCTCGCAACTTACGCCGGCTCTGCCATGATCATCGAATGAGAAACATGGTCCTGGCTCATTACAATACCGATCCTTGACAAAATGCAAACCTTCATCATTTTTCTTGAACAACTGCAAACTGTCTTCCGAAATCACCCGCATAACTTTCTCCTGAAAGTTGAAGTAAGGTTCAATCACAGTCTTCGTTTGGATAATTACATATTGGACATCTTGGGCCGGTGTAGTTATGGCCACAACGCGTACAAGTGTGCATCTCGTCACCAATAAATCGTTACTTTTTGGCTGTTGTCCTTCCAAGGACCTTGCAAATAGACCCCTCCATGGCTCGTCCCGGTGTCACTGTCGCCGTCACCATTCGGCCCAATCCCGGGCTTGAATACCGTGCCGTACATAGGCGCTTTGGAGTTTCTGCTGCAAGAAGGCTGGTCTCTGCAATTCTTTGATGTGTTACTGACCACGAACTCTTTGCCGGAGGAGAACACCAGCTTTATGGGCCCGGGCCCAAACTCCGGACCTTTCTTGTTGATGCGCCAGGCCCATCGGCCGTTCCTCGACCCATAGCTATCATACTCTGCTTTGTGTGTATATGATCCTGCCGGAGTCCCAGGTTCAGTCGGTGTAGAAGCCGTTCCGCTCTTGGCAGTGTAGGTCACGCCGTCAGCCATCTTGATCACGAACACCAACGGCCGAGCATACTGGTCGCCGGACTTGGTCAGCAGGAAGACCGGTGCGCCTTTGTACGGAGTCCCGAGCCGAGCGACTTCGCCGTTGACACTGACGTAGGTAATCGAGCCAGCCTGCAGGGTCCTGAACAGGATGCCTGCGGAGCCATTGCCTTGGTCGGTCGAGCGCTCGAAGGTGATTGGATGTGGGAATGTCTTGTTGCCGGACGGAGGTGTGACAGGCGGTGTGACAGGCACTCCTCCCGGGAAATACTGAGCACAGAGAGCGTTGCATTCGTTAAGGGACTGCGGAACAGTTACTGCCCCTGCCGGCACCGCCCAGAGCAGGGCTAGGACCAGGATAAGGCGGAACATCAATCTACCTCCTCGATCTGGCCTTCAGGTTCAACCGGTTCATCAGGGAAGGTGGGAGCCGCAGGTACGGGCTCGATCGGTTTGACCTCTTCTTTGATCTGGGTCGTGGTCGTCGAGGTCGTGGTCTTCTTGGACATATCCGGTACAAGTTTGCCAACTGCATCCCTGATCCCACCAAGAGAGGCGAGTCCACCGTCTGCTGCTGCCGACCCACTGGCGTCCTGAGTAGGAGTCGTAGCCGTCGTCAAGCCTTGTGCATCGGTCTTCATCGTCCCGCTGCCGGTCTGACTGAACGTAACCTCAGTCGGACTGTAATTCACTGAGCAACTTGCCAATAAGCCAACAGCCATTAATGCTCCCAAAAGTCTCTTCATTTCTTCCCCCAAAAAGTTAAATTTTAATTTCAGAAACGCCCGCTCGTCGCCGGTCATTGGGATATCGTCACACTTCCA